TCTTGTTGATAAGTTTTATGAGCTAGTAAAAAAAGTAAAAAGTGATATTGTAATAAAAAATGACCACCCTAGATTGGTCATACCTTTTTATGATACAACTGGAAAGTTATTTGCATTTCAAGGCCGTGCCTTTGGCAAAGAACAACCAAAATATGTTACAATAAAACTAGATGAGAATAAAAGAAAAATATTTGGATTAGAAAGAGTTAATATGGCCGACAATATAAAGATTGTTGAAGGTCCTATTGACTCTTTATTTTTAAATAATTGTTTAGCAATGGGTGGTGCCGATATGTTTTTTGATAGAGTACCGCCTGAACAAGTTACATACATATTCGATAACGAACCTAGAAACAAAGAGATTATAAAAAGAATGTATGATGTTATTGAAAAAGATTACAACTTGGTAGTGTGGCCAGAAAGTATGCGTCATAAAGACATCAACGATATGATTATTGGGAACATTGCCATTTCGGAAATAAATGATATTATAAGTACCAACACTTGTTCAAAGTTAGAAGCCTTGACTAAACTTAACAATTGGAAAAAGATTTAATAGGAGAATAATACATGACAAAAGAAGATATATCAGTTAAAAAAAGAAATGGTCGAGGTAACGAACCACTTAACATTGAAAAGATACATGAAATGGTTGAATATGCTTGTGAAGATATTGCAGGCGTTTCATCATCACAGGTTGAGATGAACTCGGGTTTACAATTTTATGACGGTATATCAACAGACGAAATACAAAAAATTCTTATTAAATCAGCTTCAGACCTAATATCATTAGACAATCCTAATTATCAATTCGTAGCGGCTAGACTTTTACTTTTTAGTTTAAGAAAACAAATATTTCATAGACTATGGGACCACCCTAAACTTCTTGCTCACACTAAAAAAGGTGTTGATATGGGAGTTTATGATGAAAAAATTTTAGAATGGTATGACGATAAAGACTTCGATAGAATGGAAGGATGGTTAGACCATAATAGAGATTATGACTTTACTTACGCTGGGCTAAGACAGGTCATAGACAAATACTTGGTACAAGATAGAAGTACAGGCGAGATGTTTGAAACACCTCAATTCATGTATATGCTTATTAGTGCCACAATTTTCGCTCAGTATCCAAAGAACAAAAGGATGAGTTATGTTAAAAAATACTATGACGCTATTTCAAAATTTAAAATCAATATACCTACGCCTGTTATGGCCGGTGTTAGAACGCCTATTAGGCAGTATGCTAGTTGTGTCTTGGTTGATGTTGATGATACTTTGCCTAGTATTTTCAGTAGTGATATGGCTATTGGCAATTATGTTGCACAAAGGGCTGGTATTGGTATTAACGCCGGCAGAATCAGAGGAATCAATTCCAGAATTAGAGGCGGCGAAGTCCAGCACACAGGAGTTATACCTTTCCTCAAAAAATTCGAGGCAACGGTTAAGTGCTGTACTCAAAACGGCGTTAGAGGAGGTAGTGCAACGGTTCACTTCCCTATTTGGCACCAAGAAATAGAAGATATAATTGTTTTAAAAAATAATAAAGGCACAGAGGATAATAGAGTTAGAAAACTAGATTATTCTATTCAAATATCTAAAATATTTTATGAGAGATTTATTAACGAGGAAGAAATAACATTATTTTCACCACATGAAGTGCCTGAATTGTATGAGGCATGGGGCACACCAGAGTTTGATGACCTTTATGAGAAAACAGAAAGAAAAACTAGTGTAAAGAAAAAGAAAATATCAGCTCAAACTTTATTTTTTGATTTACTAAAAGAGAGAGCTGAAACTGGTCGTATCTATATTATGAATATAGATCATTGTAATACACACTCTAGTTTTAAAGATAGAGTTACAATGTCAAATCTATGTCAAGAGATTACTTTACCTACTGACCCTATTCAACACATTGACGGTCAAGGTGAGATAGCATTATGTATTTTAAGTGCGATTAATGTTGGCACGGTAAAAGAAGTTGGAGAATTAGGTCCTTTATGTGATCTTGCAGTAAGAGCTTTAGATGAGATTATAGACCATCAAAAGTATCCTGTTAAGGCTGCTGAAATATCTACAAAGGCAAGAAGAAGTTTAGGCATAGGTTATATTGGTCTTGCTCACTATCTTGCAAAAAATAAAGTTAAGTATTCAGATAAAGAGGCATGGAGATTAGTTGATGAATTGACAGAGGCTTTTCAATTCTATCTATTAAAGGCGTCTAATACACTTGCTGAAGAAAAAGGCAAATGTGAATACTTTGATAGAACAAAATATTCCGATGGTATCTTACCAATTGACACTTACAAAAAAGAAGTTGACGAATTAGTTAAAACTAAATATCAATTTGATTGGGAGTGGTTAAGAAGTAAGATTAAAAAACATGGGCTACGACATAGCACACTCTCTGCTCAAATGCCATCAGAATCCTCTAGTGTGGTTTCAAATGCTACAAACGGCATTGAACCACCTAGAGATTATTTAAGTGTTAAGAAATCAAAGAAAGGTACATTAAAACAAATTGTGCCTCAATATGCGACATTAAAGAATAATTATACCTTATTATGGGACATGGCTGGCAACGAGGGATATATAAATATCGTTGCAGTAATGCAAAAGTATTTTGACCAAGCGATAAGTGGTAATTGGTCATACAATCCCGAAAATTATGACGAGAATCAGGTGCCTGTTTCAGTAATGGCTCAAGACCTTTTATCTACATATAAGTACGGTTGGAAAACTAGTTATTATCAAAATACTTATGACGCTAAGAAAGACATTGACGAACCTGCTCATAATATAGGTTGGCAAGATAATGTAAAAGAAGACCCGCCGTTGCAAAATCCAGCGGCTGAACATTACAATAATCAGTTGCCTTTAGAAGAAGAGGCTTGTGATAGTTGTACAATATAGGAGTTAAACATGGCATTTTTATGTGTCAATACACCTCATATAGATGTGTTCGTAAAGAAAGAATATCTTTACGACCTACAAAAAGGTCATGGTGAATTAGTTGAGGGTGTATGGGTTACAGCAAAGTCAATACAAGGCAGAGCTTTGTATTTCGAAACTTATATACCAGAGTACGGTGCCTTATTTGATAAGTTACCTATTAGTGCTTTTGTATGGAAAAAAGATATTAAAGAAAGTGTGCCTTTAACAGAGTTACAACTTTGGGATTGTTTTAGTTATGATATATGTATTACTGAAAAACAAATGCTTAGTGGCAATCAATGTAAATATTTGTCGCCACAAAGAAAATGGTACAAAGGTTGGTATATGTTTACAATAGATAATGCCAACTCAACAAATTTAGAAAGAAATGTTACTTATAGCGAAACGCCTAGTCAACATAAGTCTTTCAATATATTAAAGTTAGAGAACGGCCATTTTGCCGCTCAACCTAACAATAGAGTTATCTTCTACGATAAGTCTTATACTCCAAGCGAATTGAAGTTTCCAGACTTCAAGGTGTCCACGATAGAGTATAGTGTAGAGGGTGAACAAAAGTGGACAGCAGGTGATGACGACAACTTTTTTTATGATTTAAAGGAGAGCAAGGAATAAATGGCAAGAAGTGTATTTAATAAAGATAAGAACCTAGATGTTTTAAAACAACCAATGTTTTTTGGTGAAGACTTACAGGTACAACAATATAGTGATATGAAATATCCTATATTTGACAAGTTGAATCAACAACAACTAGGTTATTTTTGGAGACCTGAAGAAGTTTCACTACAAAAAGATAGAAATGATTATGCTGAATTAAACGAACAACAAAAGTTTATATTCACAAGTAATCTAAAATATCAGACCATGTTAGATAGTGTTCAAGGCAGAGGGCCATGTTTGGCATTTTTACCATTTGTTTCAAATCCAGAATTAGAGGGTTGTATTGTAACATGGGATTTTATTGAAACAATCCATAGTAGAAGTTATACATATATAATTAAAAATTTATATTCAAATCCTAATGAAGTATTTGATACAATTATTAAAGATGATAAGATTGAAAAGAGAAGTCAATCAGTTACAAAAACTTATGATGATCTAATTGAAATGGGTTATAGATGGCATTTAACACCTGATAAAGTAGATTTGTATGACCTTAAAAAGAAAATGTATTTAGCAATGTGTACGGTAAATATACTAGAAGGCTTGCGTTTCTATGTATCATTTGCTTGTTCTTTTGCATTTGGTGAACTAAAACTTTTAGAAGGTTCTGCTAAGATTATATCTTTTATTGCAAGAGATGAAAGTCAACACCTTGCAATGTCGCAAACAATTATTAATAATTGGAAAAAAGGTGATGATAAAGATATGGTAAAAATAGGTAAAGAGTGTGAAAAAGAAGTATATAAAATGTATGATGAAGCATTAGCGGAGGAAAAGCGTTGGGCAACATATCTATTCTCAAAGGGCTCTATGATAGGTCTATCAGAGAAGCTATTACACCAGTTTGTAGAATACATGGCAAATCGAAGAATGAAAGGTATTGGTTTAGAACCAAGATACGAACAAAAAACAAATCCACTACCGTGGGTAGATCATTGGTTAAACAGCAGAAGCTTACAAAACGCACCACAAGAAACAGAAATAGAAAGTTATGTGATAGGTGGTGTTAAGCAAGATGTTAAGAAAGACCAATTTAAGGCATTTAAACTATAATGAATAAAGTACAAAAGTCCTGCTCTAATTGCGATACTAAATATACCATAGCATGGGATAATGATGAGCAAGAGTTAGAACCTCTTACTTGCCCATTTTGTGGATACGAGGTAGACAATGAGGAAGATGAAGTTGAGTGGGTTAATAAAGAAGAAAACGAAGACGATAATTGGAATTGATTATAGTTTAACAAGTCCTGCCGTTTGTGTAAACAATGGCAATTTAATGTTCTTTTATTTGACAAATAAAAAGAAGTGGGTAGGCCAACAAAGTGAGGATATAATTGGTTATGAACATAAAGAATGGATTGACCCTATACAAAGATTTAAAAACATTTCAGATTTTGTGTTTGATATTATCAATCAAACATATCTACCACAAGTATTCATTGAAGGTTATTCTTTTGGCTCTAAAGGTCAAGGTCTTTTTCAAATCGCTGAAAATTGTGGTATTCTTAAATACAGACTTCACGAAAATAGAATTACTTACAACACGGTTGTACCGAGTGTTGTTAAAAAAGGTGCTACAGGAAAAGGTAACGCTGACAAAGATATGATGTATGAGGCATTTAAAAAAGAAACAAAAATTGACTTGAAAAAATTATTTGATACAGAAAAAGTAGGCAATCCTTTATCAGATATTGCAGATAGTTATTTTATACAGAAAGTTGGTTATGAAAATTTTATCGGCAAAAGAACATCCTGACTCAATCTACAATGATTTAAGAGTATTAGATTTAAAAGATTTAATACTGATACCACCAAATAATTGGCTTGAAGATAGAATGAATGAGTTTAATTATTGGGAAAGTTTTGAAAATCATGGTATGATTTACCCTATAACGGTATCACCTCATACTGAAAGTTGGGTACAAGAGAGATTATTAAGAGGTAAAACACCTCAACATATTGATGAGAATGGCCAAGTAAAACCTGGTCTATATGTACAAACAGGTAACAAAAGAGTTTATTGGGCTAGAAGAAAAAATTATACTCATATAGAGGGTTATCATGTTACAGATAGAGAAGACAAAGCAAAGATAAGAAGTAAACTACATATACCACATACAGAGAT